ACCTCCGCCCGTGTAAACGAAATCCTACTCCAAGAGTGGGAGATATCCGTAGCAGACGCCCGCGAAGCCTACAAAGAACATAAAGAAAGAGAAACATTAGGAAATCCTGTTACGTTTGAAGAAGCGTTCGAGTGGATGGTTCGAAAACGTTTCGAATACCGCACAACGTATAAGGGTGTCGTAACCACCTGGGAAGAGTTCCGCAAAGCCCAATACGATCTTGTATATCCAATGTATAGAGCCGTGTTTGCTCCGAGGGTTGTGGCATGAAAACGATTAACCTACATGAGTTGACACAAGAATACAAACAGAGAAGTCGAACTATTCCAGGCAAATTTTCAAAATGTCGAGCAAGAGCGGAAGTTGTGTTCGTAATCGCTCGCGCATATTCTAAATATTTTGAAGAAATCGGGCTACCTCAGGAAGTTTCTAATACTCGAAGAGGCCGCCTGATTCAAGCGATGAAATCAAAACCAGATTCAGTAATTTCAGCATTCAAATTGCTGAATAAAGCACACGGTAAACTATCCAAGAGGATCGCACAATTTTCATGCGTTAATGGAGAAATGCCCTGTTCCTGCAAAGAAGTTCGTAAACACAGAACAAAACCATCTGTATATTCTTTTGGAAGACGCGAAAGGAAATTACAATGAGCAAGAAGGTTCCTAAAATATCTTCGGCCTCCAATCCAGAAGCGCAAGGGTATCAGAGCGTCTTCCTGGCCTTTTTGAAAATGGCCAAGAAGCAACATGATCTCAGCAGGAGATTCATTTCCCCAAAGGATTTCATTTACGGAAGCGAATACTATAGGATGATCTTCGTGATCTTCTTCCTCAAGGAGATCGGCGAACATATCAACCAGAATTTGCATATCTATTTCAATTTGGTTCGAGTCCATTTTGCAAATATCTTTATTTCTTCCGTTAGGTCAAGTCTGTCAGAGGTAAATTCTCCGAGGTTTGCCGCATGAAAAGATGTGCTAACTGCCAATTCTTCGAACCCGACTGGGAAGAGCCTTGGGACGGCTATTGTCATAACCCAGAATCGGAGAGATTCAAAGACTATGCTTTTCTTAACGAAGCATGTGATTTCTTCCAGACACTTGAAACCATAGAAGTTTTGGAAGTCGCATGAGACTTCGACTTGTGTATGAAATCGACGAAGATGGGGAACGCGACTTATTCATCGAAACTAAAAACGGGAAATTCGACATCCTCGCGTATGACTTCAAGTTTCTTACTGAGCATGGTGAACAAATTCGTATGAACGCCTGGGGAACCCCTAAGCAACGCAAAGAATTACTGAGGAAGGCTAAACATGAAATCAATCGTTAAACGCAAAGAATCGGAACTTGAGTACGAACTACTTTGTGAACGTGCAAATTTTCTAAACCTAATATACGGAGGCCGAACTGTGAACGATAGAATTTTGAAAAAAGCGGAAGATCTTTCCTTAAAATACGAATCCAGACAAGATCAAATGTCCTTTCTTGCCGGTTTTGTGGAAGGCTACAAACACCTCAAAGCGACCAGAGTAGGAGACGATGCGTATGAAAACGGAAGGGTCTATGGAGCAGACGTATTTGCGTCAATGGTTTCACGCCAAGAAGAACGATTTGTAAGAGATATATCGAGTAAACAAACAAACCAAGCTCACCTAAGGAGAGTTAAATGACAACCACAGAACGAATCGTATTTCTCCGACAGGCGTTGTACACAAAGTATTCCGACGAAGTCTTGCGCGAACTCGGGGAAGAAGCGAGTTCTGCGGAAAGGTGGAAGCGACTCGCTGAGAAAGCACTCGGAAGATCCGCAATCTTTCAGGCATACATTGAGAGACGAGACTATATCTCTGATTTCGCAGAGTGGCAAAACGAAGAACTCGTAGAAGAAAGAATTCGACAGGAAAAGAAATAACGTGAAAACATATCCGCTCAAATTTCGAAAAGCTCTGATTCATTCCGGAATGTCGGAAGTGGAATTTCGAGTCTATTGGAACCGGCTCCATGAAGTGCAAAAAGAAAAACACACTTCAAAAGAACTCGCACTTTTAATTTCAATCGAAGCGAAAATGAGACCGGCATATTTGAATTTCGATCCGGCGGAAGAATATAAGAAGAATGGAATGCTTACGAAAATTCATAAACAATTTCTGGGGATGATTGTATGAAACATTACGTTTATTTACAGCCTGCTCTACTTCACTACAAGAGACAAACGATCTGGACTCGCATTTTAGATTTTTTCTTAGGGGAAGAATAATGGATAAAAATGTAACAGAACTCATCGGCGCGCGTCATTACATTTTACAATCGTTCGTTACAATGGGCATAACCGATATGAAAGAAATTGCAACAACCCTAATCGATTCCAGTGCGTGTACTATGGTTTTTTTGCGAAAATACAATCTCGCAAACGACTACGAAGAATTTGTAAACGAACTCAAAATAGAAATGATCAGCTTGGAGAAGAAGCATGCCCAAAAAAAATCAGAAGAACAAGACTAAACAAACATCCGAAAAAACGACTAACGTAAAAAAACGGGCGTCCGTCGCGGAAGTTTGGTCGGAAGAAGACTTGGTAACCGCCTCAGAATCGATGGCAGTGGCATTACCGCCATCGACCGCACCCGTTCCACTCGTCACCCCGGAACAAAGACGAGCGCGACTCAACTATTTGATGAGCCAGATAGGCGCCGGAACGGAAATGATCCGAGTCGGTCAGGAAACCGTACTCGTTGCGTTATCCGAAATAAACCGGGAACAACTCTACCTTGAAATTCCCGGATGCGCTGTGATGGAGCAGTTTGTAACCGAAAACACTGTCTTTGAGTGGTGGAAAATCGAAAAGGCGCTTCCAGCAGTGGATAAACTATTCTCTTCGGAAATCAACCGGAAGTCTTTGAACGGAAAAAGTGACAAAGCCCTGCTTCGAATCATCGAAGGGTTACGGGAAGAGAACGCGCTTTTCGAAGACGGAGAAGTTCGCTTCCCGGACGGAAGAACGATGGGACTTTCCGATTACGAAAAGAGTTTCGCTTCTAAAAATCAGAAAGAGTTTTCGAAAATTCTTTCGGATAAAGACAAGCGCATCGGAGATTTGGAAAACCAGGTTACGAATACGAAAAAAGAAGCGTCCAGCTACAAAGAAGCGATGGAAGAGCTTCATAAAATCGTGGATGACCAGACAAAAGATACCGGAATCTCTCCGGAGGTAAGAAGGGCGTTTCGGGAAAGACAAGAACTTTCGGAAATCCTAATGAATTCTCTAAACTCGATTCAGTCGCAAGCGGACGTGATCCTTGCCGCGCACGATTCGGATTTTTCAAAACTCGATCATAGTTTAGAAAATGGTAAAGTAGTTTCCATTTTTCTAACATCCCTTTCCGGAATTTACAAATCAATCCATGAAAAGTGGTCCGACTGCTTACCGGTTCCCATGATGGAGGATTTGGGATGAAAGTTCTGGATTTAGGAATCGTAATCCCATTGTACAGAGAATGGGTATATGCAAAAACGGTAATACAAAACGCGAAAATCCGAGGTGAAATCGTTCAAAAAGCGATTCGAATTCTCGGACTTTCCAAGCCAAGAGTGTATGACGTATTCAATCGACTCGAAAAAGGAGAGTCGGTTGTTTCGGTCGCAAAAGTAAAACGCAAAAAAACCGGATCGAGACTCGGAAGTTTGGAAAAAGAACTCAGAGAGAAAGAGGGTTTTGCACTTTGCGAACTCATGTACGCCGGTGAAGTTCTTCACGAACAAAAGAAACAAACGAAAGCGGAAGGGAATGCGAAGACGGTCGGATTCACGCTCAATCGTGATTACGGAAAGTCCCAAGAATTTGCAATCGAACTCGCGGAGAAACTCGGGAAGGTTCGTTCCGGAGTTTGGGATCGTCACAAGTTTGGACGATGGCTGAACGAAAAGGGACTCGCTCGTAAACAAGTAAAACAACCCTTAGCTTCCATAACATGGTCGGAACCGTACGCAAATCGTGCGTGGATGATCGATGCTTCTCCGCTTAACGCGGTGTATCTCCATCCTTCTAAAAAATACCTTGCAGTCCGTCCGGATTTAGAAATGGGAATCACTCGGATTTACGAAGGATCCGAAGACTCCCAACTCAGAAAGGTAATTATCTATGTCGCGGTGGATGTTCATTCGAAAGCCTTCTTTACGTACGCGTATGCACCAAGCGCGATCGGAGGCGACTCAACACACGGAGGAGAAAACTCAACCGATTGGGCGGACTTTTTTACAAGAGCCGTCCTTACGAAAGAAGACGATTACATCCCGCTTCAAGGTCTTCCGGAAACGTTATACACAGACGGACACTCTGCTTTCAAAACATTGGATCCGTTTTTTTACCGTCTCGGAATCAAGCGGATCCCGCACTTTCCGGGTCACTCCAAAGCCAAGGGTCCGGTCGAATCTCGGATCTCCGCTATTAAACGGAGTTGCGAAGTTCGAATCGTAAAGGGAATGATTTCGAATCTGGATGAGTTGAATGAACTTCTGTATCGTTATCAGATTCATCGAAACGACAAACTCGGAAGTTATGCGAAATGGCTCGCATCCGTTCAAAAAAATCCGATCAGCGCCGTCACAAAACAAAACTTGAAAGACGCGATGGTTTCCGAACTCATCCGAGACGTGGATGCGTACGGTTGCGTTTCGATCGAAGCGCGAAAGTATCTTCTTCGTTATTCATCGGAAGAAGTCGCGATTGATCGTTGTGGTGAAGAAGTCTCTATCTTCAAACGATACGACGGTTCTTACGTCGCAACTACGAGCGACGGAAGGCATTTACTTCTCGACGACCAAGGTCCGATCGGAAGAACTTCCGGTTCGTACGAAAACCTTGGTGGACGAAAAGGATTTCGTGAAACCGAACGAGTAAAGAATCGAAAGAAAGCCTTGAAAGGCGCTAAGTCTGTGGAAAAATCCCTCGTCCTTTCCGACGTTTTACCGGATTTACCGGAAATTCCATACGGAAAACTGAATATTCCAAAACTGGAAATGAAGACTCATACTCCGGCTCCCCCAACGGAATTTTCGACGGTGGACGACGCGTATGACTGGCTTCTCGAAGAACTCGAATTCAGCGAAGAAATTCCGGATGAGGAAATAGACAAAATCGTTCTCTACAATCTGAAATCCTGCAAACGAAAAGTCGGATCGATCCCCGCGCAGGAAGTCCTCGATCTTGTAGAAATGATCCGCGAATACTTCATAAGCAAGGAGTCAGGAAATTGAACGCACTTTTAACCAAACGACCGGATTTTGTAAACACTCGGAACACGGATAAGATCACAAAGCTTTCCTACCAAACGGTAAAAAACAATTCCTGGCTTGCCGTTACAGGGGAAGTCGGCATGGGAAAGACGTATCTGTATAACAGCCTTCTTGAATTTTTTTCCAATCAACCGCAGAAATACATTCTCGTTCACGTAGGTCCTGCCTGGGAAAGCACATTAGGCGGAATCTCAATCGCGTTCGTAATAAAACAGATGATCCGAACCATTCGCCCAGGTGAAACTGTTCCCGGAAATCTAAACGAAAAATATTTCAAACTACGAGAACTTTTGATCTGGGCGAGAAGCATAGGAAGAAAAGTCGTTTTGATCGTTGATGAAGCGCAAGCCCTACGCATCGGGGGACTACGCGATCTTAAAAAAGTGTGGGAAATCTCCCACGATAAAGAAGATCACCTTTTTTCAATCCTGATGTTTATGAAACCGGAGACACGGATTTCGAGTATTCTTTCCAGTCCCGAAATCGGTTACCGAACAATCCACGCACCAATGAACAACTTAAGCCATTCCGAACTGATACAAATCGCGGAGGAAGGTTTCAAGGTAAAATTCGAACGCGGGAAAGCGGGAGAAAAAACAAAGGAGCTTCTCATTCGCGGATGTAGATACCGAACTCCTTTAGCGGTTCGTAATGCTCTTCTTGGAATCGCGTTTGCATATCCGGAGGTTTTGTCCGATCAAACCATCCGAGAAAATCACGTTCGAAACTTCCTTTCTGACGGATATCTTCGTATCATGGATCGTTTGAAGATTTCGGTAAAACAGATTCGAGAAGGAATCAAAGAGCGTTATCAAAAAGATATCGATAAGGTGACGATTGAAAACGCGCTCAATGGAGAAGGCAAGGTTTCGCCTGAGATAGAGGCAATCGTAAAAAACGAACTTGTAGATCGTATTCGAAGTAAGACTCGCAAATACGACGATACGATTTTCACGGAAAACACATGATAATTTTTGAATAAAGGAGGAAAACAATCATGGTGGCAAAAAAGAAAACGAAAAAGAAGTCCGTAAAGACGGCAAAGAAAAAGGCGGCTTCTAAGAAAGTCGTACGTAAAAAACGAATCCCGAAAGCGGATGTAGTAAAATCGACTTCAAAGTCTGTGGCGGTTGACGTAACTCCGAAATCGGAAGGAGATTCTACGAATGGCTAAACTTAAAAAAACCGAAGAGAAGCGTCCGCTTGTGGATCTTCCGAATAACGAATACAAAAATAAATCCGAACTGGAAGCCGGAATGGAATACATGGGCGAACAGATGCTCGAAAAGGATCGCCTTGTGAACGAAGCGAATCAGAAAATTTCTCAGATTCGCTCCGAATTGGAAGAAACCGTTTATCCGATTCAAGCGAAAATCGATCACGTTACGAGCGGGATTGCATACTTCGTGCAAAACAATCGGGAAGAATTATTCCCGGATCCGAATCTGAAAACCTGCAAACTCATTTCGGGAACGTTGAATTTTCGAAAGACTCCTGCTTCGGTAAGAACCAAATCCTCGGTGAAACTCCTTGAGAAGATTCTTGCTGAAAATGGTCTTCTACAGTTATACAACGAATGGGTGGTAAGGCTTTCCAGGGTTTTCATTCGTGCAAAACTGGAGTTGAATAAGGACTCAATCATCGCGGATCCGCTCGCGGCTCATCAGAAAATCGGAGTCGAGTTGAACGAAGAAAAAGAACGTCTGTATATCAAGCCCTCCAGAATCGAGGACGAAATTTCAGCGGACGCAGATACCGAGGCGGCGTGAAAAGAAAGGACATAGGGGACGAAAGCCTCAATTTCTGTTTGGAAACAATCGAAGAAAAGGAATACGGTTCCCTGTGTCTTATTCTAAAATACTAAAACGCAGAGCGTATAACCTTTTCGTAATATCCGGTTACAACCCGGAACAGATTGCGAGCGCTCTAAAAACCGAATATCCAAAACTTACCGCGAATACCATTCGAAACTGGCTTTCCGAAATTGATGAAACAACCGGAACAACGGCAGAACAAGATCGTGAGAAAGCACTTTTAAACGCAAGAAACGAAGCCTTAAAAGAAGCGGAAATCAGCCTTACTACTCTGCGCGTGAACACGGTTCGTACGTTCAAAGCGATCAAAAGTCAGATTTTTGACAGCCAGGGAAATTTAACGATCGAGTTCAAATCGGGTGAAGGTGCGTTAAACACATTTCGCGGATTGATGAACGACATAGAGCGCATGCTTGAAAAAGAAAAAGAACGTGTAGAGCCGGTCGAGGTTGCTCGCGGGGTTCACAGAGCTATTAAAAGCACACCGGAGTTAAATGCGTTTCTTAAAGCGAATCCAATCGTATTTTCTCAGTACATCGCAAATATCAAACGAGAAGTTTCGATGATGAAAGACATCGATATCGCATTCTTACCGGAGCTAACCGATGGCGAAGACTAAAATAAAAAACGCCCAGGAAGAATTCTTTCAAGAACTGGATAATCTCGTCGGAAAACCATCTACCGGAATTGACGGTACAATGGAAGAATTTCTCACCCAAAACGTTTTTGTTAAGGGCGACGATGAACTTATCCCTTACAGTTTCGACGGCTATTCATTTTGGAGAGATATTTGTAGGGAATCGCAAGACCACCCTTACATTATATTTCTCAAAGCGGCACAAATCGGATATTCGGTGTGGGCTTTAGCAAGGCTCGTCTGGAAGATTTTTAAATCGAGTTACAAGGCCGGGATTTATTTTCCGGACGATACCTCAATGAAAGATTTCGTTCAGGACCGTGTCGAACCCTTCCTCAATCAATGTCCGATTCTAAAACCGCATCTTAACGATTCCAACGTAGACAATACGAGAACTAAAAAAATTGACAAGGCTACACTTGTAATGCGCGGTACGTGGACAAAGCGCGGAACCAAAACTGTCGACTTAGATATTGTGATGCTGGATGAAGTCGACGAACACGACGAAGAAAATATTGAGTTTGTCGGGGATCGGCTTCTTGCTTCGAAATTGAATTGGATGATGCTCGGTTCCCAGCCATCGTTGCCCAATGTTGGGATCCATGCTGAATTTTTACGATCTGATCAAAGATTTCGCCTTCTAAAATGTCCTTCCTGCGGACATTGGACAAATTTAGTAGAACGCTGGTTGAAAGAACCGATCAGTATATTCGGATTTGACGGAAGATACGCATTAATGAATCCGAATATAAATAATGTGTTTTATTCCTGTGAAAAATGCGGCCGCAGATTGGACAATCAAAAAGGAGAGTACGTTGCAAAAACTAAATCCGATCGGCGCGGGTATCAATGTTCTCAGCTGTTCACGCCAAGAAATCCGTTTTTCATTTACAATAAACTTCTGGATGCGGTTACAAGCGCAAAGCGCAAGAACCTGACTATTTCTATAATCGGCTGGCCTTCCAGTTCAGACGAAGAACAGCCTCTACAACTCGGTGAAATTCAAAAATGGGAAGGAGACCAAGGGTTCAAAGATCATTCTCCTTACTTTACGTATCACGGCGCAGATCAGGGCGACACTGTGCATGGAATTTTCGGTGAACCAACTCTCGACGGAAGAATTCGAATCATCGGGCTTTACAAAGCAAGTGTCTTAGATGAAGAACGTTATACGGAACAGATCACTCGATTCAGCGTATTAAACGGAATCATCGATGCGATGCCGAATCGTAACTGGTCTTTACGTATGGCGCTCCGCTTCCCGGAAAATTTAAAGATTCAGTATTTTACAAAGAAGTATCGAGAAAATTCCGAAGTAGTTCCCGGCGCGGATGAAGTAGGAGTTGTCAATGTAAACCGAGACGATTCTCTTCAAGATACGGTCGACGCAATTAAAGCAGGGCTTTTCATATTCCCAAATCCTAATTTACTTTCTGAGTCGGACCTCAAAGCATACGAAGAATTCAAATTCCATCTTACGATGCTCGTCCGAGAGAAAGGAGAAGATGAAAACGGAAAGTCCTTATGGTCGTTCAAAAAGAAAGTGCCAAACCACTATGGAATGGCTCTCAATTCATTAAGAATTGCTTATGAAACTTCGGGAACGGGATCCGGTGGATCCGGGTATGGAGGGTTTGCATAATGAATTTTTTTCAACGGTTGTATTATAATTTTTTTGGAACTTCTTCGGCTATGGAGTTTGCCGCAATTTCCAAAAACCTAAAAGATTTTCGGCAAGAGACTGAGCTTTTTGTTCAGGATGTAAATCCATCCTTTCCTTTAGAATCGATTCCTCTGATCAAAAAACTTGTGATCGCTTTTCCCGATCTTTCTCAAGCGGTAAAGCGCGCACTTACCCTTGGGAATTCAGGAATCGAATGGAAAATCGACGCCGATGAAAATGGTAAGAAAAAGATTCAAACCGACATCGACGCATTCTTTAAAAAGCATCGTGGAATTACGAATCATCTTCTTAGACAAGTTTTAACAACCGGAGCTTTATCCGCAGAGATTGTGCCGTCCTTAAATTTTGATTCAGTTTCTGAAATTCGTTTGATCCCCGTTGAGAAAATCATATTCAAAAAAGAAATCGACGCGGACAACATCGTTCGTTTTGTTCCATATGAAAAAGGAAAGTTCGGTTATATTCGTCTTAACGAAGAACAATATGTTTATGAAGCAATCGAACGAGAAGAAGATTCTCCTTACGCGATTCCTCCCTTTCTTTCCGCTATCAGGTGGATCCATTCTCAATTCAAAACTCAAGAAAATATCGATAAGACTTTGAATAAATGGGGTCTCTTGGGATTCATCATAGCAAAATTCAAGAGGCCGCGACTCCTTCCGGGAACGGATGCAAAAACTTACGAAAACCAACAGAAAGAATTTTTGCAAAGTGCGAAACAATCCTTTGAAAAAAATTCTCAGTCCGGCTTTCTCGCAACCTACGACGATACGACAGTCGATCATCATACGTTAACCGACGCTTCCAAGACCGGAGGCTTCGAAGCGATATCTCGCTACATTGAGGAACAGATTTCTTCCGGTGCTGATACCGATCTATTTATTCTCGGTCGATCGTATTCCGTAACAGAAGCATATGCAAAAATCGCGGGAAAACTTTTCCTTCTCAAACTCGGAAATTTTGCGTATCCAGTGATCCAACTTCTGATTCGGGCGATTACTTTCGATCAGTTGTTAAAGGGAAATCGTTTCCAAACGATCGATGCAAGTTGGAAGAAATCAATCTCCTTAGATCCCCTTTCGGATGCGCAGGCTAAACTTGCAGAAAAGCAGGTCGAGAACGCAGAATTCCAACTTGTTCTTTCTATGGTGAAATCTGGCGCGATCAGTCCCGAGGATGGTGCAAAGTCATTAGGGCGGGATGAATGGTTTGATTCGGAAAAGTTAGAAACGCAAGCCGATGCCGGATTTGCTTTCGCTGAAAACTCAAGTATAAGGAGTAAAAAAAAACTCCTGATGAATAAAGAGTTCGAACACACTTCTCATGTTTGCGGCGACCTTGACACTCTTGTAGAGTTTGGTGCTTGGACAAAAAAAGAGAAAGAAGTTTATGCTTCCATCGAAGAAACGTTTGTTTCTCATTTCTTTTCTTCCTACGAAGATCGTGTCAATGAAGTCTTAAATCAAATTTCCAAAAAGGGAATGGGTAGAACCGACGCGATCAATACGATTTGGGATGTTTTAGAAAAGGAACTTGGACAAAAATTTCCGGAAGAAACCGCGAAAATCTGGAAAGAAACAATTTCGAAAGCCTGGGACGCGGGGCAGGATACAAAAAATCCGAATTCAAAAGACGATCCTCCAAAGGTTCAAGCAAATAAAGACATATTAGGTTTCTTTGATAAAGGATATAAGTTTGATATCGGGAAACAATTCAACCGAAAAGAAGATGTAAACAAAATTGAGGAAGCAATCCGGGAGGCCGTGGAAACCGGATCCACAAACGAAGTTATCCGCAAGCTTCAAGACGAACTATTAGGTCCGGCTCCGAAAGATAAACCCGGAAAGAAAAAAGAAGGACACGTTCCTCCGATCGATCCTAATGCAAAACTTAGAATCAAACTGAATGACATCGTTCGCGGACAAATTCTCAGATCCAGAAATTTTTCCCGTACCGAAAGATTCGAACAAATCGGGATCCAAAGATTAGAAATCGTTGCAGTGATGGATAACCATACTTCCTATATCTGCAAACTCATGAACGGTAAAACGATTGAAGTTAGAACTTGTGTGGAGTATGTGCGTGAATTTTTAGCGGATGATCCAACCAGAGAATACTTTTGGAAAGATCGACGAAATCCAACGGAAGCGCAAATTAGAAAATTGAATATTGCCTCTAAGTCGGGCGATGAAATCACCGCGCACTTACGAAACAAAATGCCTCCGTATCATACCGGCGGCTGTAGGACAACTGTCGTAGCCAGTTTCAAATCGGAAACAAGGACGACTTCATGATTTCCAAAGCGACAGCTCTCAATATTCAGGATCGAGCATGGCTTTATAACGAGTCTTTTCCGAATTACGCGCCGCTTCATGTTTTCAAAGAAAGATTATACGGAGAATGGGAACTTGGGCAAAACTATAAAAACACTTCCGACTATCACGGTGCTTATCCGGAGCAGTACCTAAAAAGACTTCTCCCTATGTTTCCGGACAAGGACAAAGTTCTTCACTTGTTTAGCGGGAAAACTCCAGCCGGTGCGTATCTTCGCATGGATAAAAATCCGGATTTGAATCCTGAAATCGTAGGTGACGCGGAACTTCTTTCTTCTTACGTGCGAACCTTTATCGGTCATCCACTCGATTTGATCTTAGCGGATCCGCCTTATACCAAAGAAGACGCCGAACATTACGGTTTTTTAATGGTAAATCGAGGGAAAGTTCTTATGGAAGCCTGGAAATCTCTTGAAACTGGAGGACATCTTGTTTGGCTCGATCAAGTCGTTCCTCAGTACGCAGGAAACCAGTGGAGCCTTGAGGGAAAAATCTATCTTTCGATTTCAACGAACCACAGAGTCAGAGTAATTTGTTTATTTAGGAAAGTTTAATATGAGTAATTTTGAAATTTTCGAACTGATAACGATGTATACGGTCATGGGAACACTTTTTGGATGGGGCGTTTTGGCTATTTTGGCCTTATTTCTCGCCGCGATCATTTGGCGAGAAGAGATATTTTCGTTTTTCAAAATAAGAAAAGAGAAAAGTTAAGACTGTTATATCAAAATTCTGAAATACAATCAAATTACATAAAAAGGAACAAAAAAAATGTCAGAACTGCACAAACATCTTATCCAACTTGATGTTGATTTCGGCAAACATACAAGTGCGTTGATTGCCGCTCTGGGGAAACATTGGGAAAATCAGGAGAGAATGCTAAACGGACAGCCCCCGATCTATAAAGAAAAATCTTTTTTAGATCTGATCGATGAATTTAAGATTGGAGAGCCGGACATTAGAGATGCTTACTACGATTTACGGTAATAATTAATTTCTAAAAACGTTCAGTTTATAAGGAGTTTATAAATGAAGGGGAAAATTATTCAAGAAATTCTTGGAGAAAGAGAAAAGCAAGATCAGAAATGGGGAGAACAAAATCACAACCCTATTGAATGGTGTGCAATTCTCGGAGAGGAAGTTGGAGAAGTAAACAAAGCGGCTCTTGAAGCGTATTTCAAATTCGACGGAAAGAACGATTACATCGAATACAGAAAGGAATTGATACAGGTTTCGGCTGTTGCGTTGGCGATGATCGAATGCCTCGATCGGAATAGTGAATCGTAGGAGAAATTTCGGAATTATCAAGATAGAAAATCAGAAAACAATGATGGAAGGTTTTTATCGACTTAACAGACTTATTCGACTTCTCCAAAGGATTTGGATTTTGTCCAAAATAACTACATTTCTGTTTAGTCTTATGGCAACACATCTTTATCATGGCGACTGTTTAAATTATCTTCCGAAAATCCCTGATGCTTCAGTGGATCTTATCTTTTGCGATCTTCCTTACGGAACGACGGACTGTTCCTGGGATATAATCATCCCAATGGAAAAACTTTGGCCTGAATACAAACGAATCTCAAAAGAGAAAACTCCGATCATTCTTACAGGAAGCCATCCCTTCACAAATTATCTGATCAACAGCAATCCGAAAAACTATCGGTATTATGAGTTGATTTGGTATAAGACAAAGGCGAGCGGCTTCTTAAATGCAAAAACGAGACCGAATAAGAGTCATGAAAACATACTCGTTTTCTATAAGAAACAACCCGTTTACAATCCAATCAAATATCAAATCGATGAGCGTTACAGAAGAAAAGGCAAAACGCTCGGTAACGGAAATCAATCGACGGTATTCACGATCAGTGGTGAGAAAAGTGAAAACTATCAATATTTGGATGATGGATTTAGATATCCGGATTCCGTGTTGTGTTTTCCTTCTGAATCCGAAATCGGGATGCACCCGACACAAAAACCTTTACGTCTTCTCCGTTACCTTATCAAAACTTATTCGAACGTAGGAGATACGGTTTTGGATAACTGTATGGGACATGGAACGACGGGTATCGCAGCCGTCGAACTCGCAAGAGATTTTATCGGAATGGAAATGGATAAGGAATATTTCGAGGAAGCGAAACGTAAAATACAAATGGCTGAAACAAGAACGCAACTTGAGTTAAATTTCGAGAGTTAAATGGATCATAAAATCGAATGTCCGCACTGTAAGAAGCAGTTTGATTCACCGGAATCGGAAGCGATCCGAATGGCACGTTTTGAAGATCAGTGGATGAACCACTGTGAAGAAATGTTCCGAAAAGGTTGGCGTCCCGGTAAGTTCGAAAATCTTCCCGAATTTCTAAAGACGAAGCGAATCGGGTTTTATTATGAAAATTTAGAGAAAAGAATCAAAATAAGAAAAGAACAGACATAGTAGACATAGAACTTTTCTAAAATTGTCCCCTTTGAATGATTATGGGATACCATCCTGGATGGATGAGATTCTTAAATATCTACCTCTCTTGTCTCCGTTATCGGTATTCCTTTGGTTCTTAATCAGAAGGGAAGTGAACGCTCAAATATTAAGATTTCGTGATGAACAAAGGAAATACGCCGATTCAAAGATCAAGGAAACTAAAGACGAGTGCAAAGAAATAAGGGCTCAGGTTTTAAAGACTCGTGAAGAAGAACGAGAATATACGGAATTGAAAATCAAAGAAGCAAAAGAAGAGTACAGGAATCTTTTGTTTCAAGAACGTTCAAAAACGGATCGTCTTGGTGATCGGATGATGGAATTAGAAAAAACGCATACGATGGAAATCGCACTTCTTCGACAAACGGCTTCAACAACTGACAAACGGTTAGATACGATTGAAACTCGAATCGAAAAGCTCGATAGCAAGTTTGACGAGAAATTCGACGAACAGAAAGAACTCCTCCACAAAATTCACTCAAAGGTTCAAAACGGAGGGATCACAAAATGATCTTACAGATTCTAAATCTTTTACTTCCGCTCATTAGGAAACTCCTAAACTTAAAAGCGATTCAAACAAATCAAAACTATTGGAACGACTCTCAAATCGCAGAAGCCAATACGAAAAAAATCTCACAAGAAAAAGCGTTCGATTCGATTTCTAAAATTCCGGTTCAACGAGAACCTGTCTTTTGCCTTCCTGTCTCAAATCCTCATATCACCTCGAAATACGGATGGCGATACTTAAATATCGACGGTAAGAAATCCAAACAGTTTCATTTAGGAATCGATCTCGGTGGTTGTAACGATGTATTTGCTCCGGAAGACTGCGTGATCAAATCCGTTCTTGGA